AGCCGTAAGGAATACGTCCGCCGTTCCACTGCCCGTTGCTGGCTCTGGAAATCATAGTGGCAGTGACACGTTCCGAGGTCATGTTACGCTCCAACTCCGCAAAGACAAGGATAATTTTGAGCATCGCTTCCCCCATAGCCGTACTGGTGTCGAATTGCTCGTTTTTCGAGACAAAGGTAACGCCCAGGTTTTTAAGCTCCTGGTACATCTCTGCAAAGTCCAGAAGGTTTCTGGAGATGCGGTCAATCTTCCAGACCAGCAGATGCGTGTACGTGCCGGTCCGAAGCTGAGACATCATTTTCTGAAATTCTGGCCGGATGGTATTTTTGCCAGAGTACCCGGCATCCTCGAAGATTGTCACATCGTCAGTGTTCAGTATCAGCTTGGCGTAGGCAATCAAATCTTGACGCTGCATAGGCAGAGAGTCCCTGTCGATCTGATGCAGTGTAGAGACTCGTATGTAGATAGCCACTTTTGCGTGAGTGGCAGCACTGTTTGAAATCATATTTTTCCTCCAAAAATACGCCGTCCCATTACAGAACGGCGCATGTTCATTTCTACGCCCTTTTAGTCGGGCAATTCAATATTACATCCCTTAATCCGGCAAAATCCGTTATGTAAGGTTTTAGAGCTTTCAGCGAATTAAGAGAAATATTTTTCTGGTTGGGCTTTTGCTCGTTGAGCACATAGGTAGGCAACACATAGAACTCCCAGTATTCCAGGGCAAGCGGCGAGACGTCTTTTGTCAGTGCTTTGTAAAGGCAAAAAACGTAGAGGTCAGAATGACGCTTGACGTCCGGAGAATATCCGGCTTTCGGGTCCCAGGCTCTGTGAGGTGCTATGCTGAACTGTATATGCTCGTGGTACGCTTCATCCCAGGATTGGAGATAAGAAGCGGATTTGACTTCGATTCGCTGTCCGGTAGGACTGGTCAAATCAAAGGGGAGCCAATCAGTTCGCATTTTCGAATCGGGGGGGGGTAATAACGCACTGTGTACTATGTATTCTGCAAGTACGCCCCGGTCTGTGTTGTTGAGCAGATCACTGTAAGCCCAGGACCAGAAATCTACTACCGACAAGCCGGTGTCTTCCCCATGAAAAGTAAATTTGTTATTGGATGTTAATTGCTCCATGCAGGAATCCTCCCTTCGCAGAGAGAGGCTATGCCATGGATGTTGCCGCCAAGAGCAAAGACCAACGCCCGGCGGCAGTCGGTGTCTGTCAGAATATCGGAATAGGTATGGACCAACGGCAAGAACTCACGAACCGAAAGTGAGAGTTTCTTCCGCAGGTGTGCTATTTTGTTAATTGTTCCGGCAGACAGCGATGCAGGCCCTTCCTCCAGAGAAGAACAGAAGGAAGAGAGATAGAGCAGTAGAGCCGCAGCATCGCAATTCAGTTGTTCTTCGGTCCAGGCCAGGAAAAAGTATTTCTTTGAATCCATAAGCCCTCCTGTCCGGTATCATCTGAAATGACGATACCAATCTAAACGGATAATCTTTTTTCATCGTCAAGGTATTTTTTGCTTTCCTCAAGAGCTTTGAGGTAGCCCTTCATTTCCCCTTTAAATTCATAACGCTTTTCTGTTGGCAGAGCCTTGTAAATACTCAGCAGCTCCTTCTCATCATCGGTGTAAGTTTCGGTCTGGACGTCAGTGTAAGCAGATTCTTTTCCGGTCAGAATGTAGTCGGTAGAGACGTGCAGAAACCGGGCAATGTCTGCGATGTATTTAGCTGGCGGCAGAGTGTTTCGAGCCTTCCAGGTAGAGTAGGAAGACTGGTTAATGCCAAGAAATTTGCACAGTGCATAAGGCGTTTGCTCCCTCTGTTCGAGAACTGTTTCGATTCTGTCGATTGCTTCCATGTAGCACCTCCGTAAAATAATTCGAGAAATCGAAGAAAAACTCTTTACAAATTCGAGTTTTCGAGCTACAATACAATCACAAGCTACAAATGATTCGCAAATGGGAAGTGCTAAATCGCATAAGTAGTTTGTGATTGCGTATGTAGTGTACGTTTGTACCGTTAAATTGTATCATTTTACTTCGAGAAAGTAAACTACATATGCAAAAATCCATCAGAAAGGAGGAAAAGCATAATGCAGGGCAATATCACTGACTGGGGCAAGGAAGTTAAGAAGGGTCTGATTGAACGAGGCTGGTCTATCAACGATTTGGCTGAGAGAATCGGCAAGTCAAGAACCAGGGTATCCGGAGTTGTGAATGGCCGGATTTACTCGGATTCGATTGCAAGTGCAATCAGTGACCTTCTCAATATCGAAAAGGCATCAGCGTCCATGAAAGAAGCAACCAGAGATTGGTGTATGGATGCAAGAAAAGCCATGATTGACCTGGATATGAACACAGGGGAGCTGGCTGAGAAGACTGGCTACTCTACACAATATCTGAATGCAATTATCTGTGGCAGATGCTATTCGCCGCCGGTTATGAAAGTGATAAGCGGTGCACTCGGAATCCAGGAATATCAAGGGAAACAGGATTCCTCTAAAGACAGTTAAATTGTAACAGGAAAGATGGTGTGAAGAAATGGGAAGAGGCTCTACGAAAGGTAATGAAAATGTGTATTTTGTTGCCAGAAAAAGGGCAGCAATGTACAACGAGAGGCTATACTCCAGAGAAGGTGCGGCGGAGTTGCTTGGCATATCTGTTTCAACACTCGCAGATTATGAGTTGGGAAATACGAAGGTAGTTCCGGTAGACAAAGTGGTTCTCATGGCGGACCTCTATAATGCACCGGAGCTGAAAACTGGGTATTGCAAGCATGAATGCCCGATATGCAGTTATCTTCCGGTTGCAACAGAGGCGAAAGGCCTGGAAGGGATAACCCTTCGACTGATGAAGAGACTGGATTGCGATGAGCTGAACCGCATCAAAAAAGAACTCGTAGACATTACAGAAGATGGAAGCATCGACGAAACAGAGAAGCCGGAGCTGAAAAAGATCCTGGCTTTTTTAGATGAAGTTGCGGAGTCCATCAGCGAACTGAAAATCGTAGGCGAGAAGTTTTTGAAGAAGGTGTGAGTATGGATGTGCAAAAAATGCTTGAAATTCTGAAAAGAGATTACGGAATCGAAAGCAAAGAGGAACTGATAGAAAGATTTGAGTCCAGCAAGGGGATCAACATCGGAATTTTCACTGAACGGAGGCAGACAGCATGAGAAGCAGAGTTATGAGACGTAGGATGCACAGGGTTCTGTGGAAGAAACTGAGCAGAATCTACGCAGTGGATATGGCAGAAGTTCTGGGCTGGATAGAATACATAAGCATCACGGGAATTTTCCAGTGCTTTTGTATTGTGATGGCTTGTGAGCAGAGAGGCAGGGTAGCTTTTGGAGGAGAGTATTTGATTCTTCCGGCGGCGATACTTGCAAGACTGTGGATTCCAGAAATGATACAGAGTGTGAGTGGCGTTCTGGAGATGCCGGATGAGGAAGAAGATAATGTGTGAGATATGCGGACAGAATCCTTGCCATCCGAGATGCCCGAATGCTCCGGAACCGAAAGAGGTTCATATCTGTTCGGAATGCCTGGAAGGAATCTATCCGGGCGACAGATTCTATGAGAGCTGCGGAAGTTATGTGTGCGAGGAGTGCTTAAAAAGCATGACGATTGATGAAATATTTGAATTACTGGGTGAGAGCCTGGAAAAAGCATAGGAGGTAGGACATGGGACAGATGACCGTAGAACAGTGGTACGGCACGATAAAAACCGGACTGACGAAGAAGCTGACCGAAAACAAAGAAGCGTTACCGGCTGGCTTTAATCAGCAGAGATTCATTCTGAATTGCATTACGGTAATCCAGGATATGATGAAAGACAATAAGAAGAAGGAGCAGTTGGAAAAGATTAACCCAGAAACTATCCCGGTTTGCTTGGCGAAAGCAGCATATCTGGGACTGGATTTTTTTAATGGAGAGTGTTACGCAATCCCGTATGGCGGAAACCTCACTTTTCAAACTGATTACAAAGGCGAGATCAAATTGTGCAAGCGGTACAGCAAAAATAAGATTAAAGACATTTTTGCGAAAGTAGTACGGCAGGGCGATTTCTTCATGGAAGAGGTGGACGGAGGCAAACAGAATGTGCAGTACAGACCGAAGCCGTTTTCCAATGAACAGATGATTGGAGCATTCGCCATTGTGGTTTTTGAAGATGGTTCGATGATGTATGACACGATGAGTTCGGAAGACATCGAAAATGTCAGAAACACATACTCTAAAATGAAAGACAGCCAGGCATGGAAAAGCAGCACTGGTGAGATGTACAAGAAAACGGTACTGAGAAGATTGTGCAAGTTGATTGATTTGGACTTTGACAATATAGAGCAGCAGAAAGCTTACGAAGACGGCGGAGACGTGGTATTCAATCAGCAGTCCCTTCCAGGAGCAACAACAGGACAGGCATTGTTGCCGGAGAATGATAAGCCGGTAGATGCATTTGCGGCGATAAAAGCCCAGAAGCAGGCAGAACCGGTTATTGACGGAATGATTTTGGAAGAGGCGTAGGAGGCAGTGGCATATGGTTTTGACGGCAGAGAAGGGAGATTTCCTTGCAAAAGACAGAAATACCCAGATTGAGGCCGGTTGGTATGACTGGTTTTGCAGTGACAAAGCACTGGCAGGCCGGTTGGCGAAAATCTGGAGTATCTTGAAAGGGGTTACGAGCAATTACATCTTGGATAACTACAGAGTATGGTTCAAGAATAACTGCCCGATGGTCGGTCCGCTCTATGATGATGTAAGATTCGAGCCGCTTGACGAAGAGAAGAGGGATGAGTTGTATTTTGGAGTTGCTATTGATGATGAACGCAGAGACAACAAGTACATTATCTTCACTGCCAGAAATGATTACGAGGATGAGTGCGGATTTAATGATGTCCGAGAAGTACGGCAGTTCATCAATGGGTGGGAAGAAGAGCTGGAAAATGAGGAGTTTTACAAAGAAAGGGAGCGGAAGAAAGAAGAGCTGAAAAAGGAGAATGATAGATGTCTTGCACTGTTAAGAAAAGCAGATGAGGTTCTGGGAAAGCATGAGGAATAATGTATGCAGGATATGAAAGTGGCACTGTTCACGATTGAGGATTTGAAAAAGAATCATCCGGATTATTACAGACGGTTAAACCCGAAATGCCAGGTTTGCCAGAATATTTTAAGCAGCAGTGAATGCGATATGTGCGAGGATTTTGATATGTTCGCCAGAGTAAAGGAGGAAATGAAGTGAGACAGGCAGAGTTTGCGGAACTGAGCAGGGAAGTAATGCCGGTACTGGATAAGCTGACGGAGATTGCAGGCCAGCATGGAACGGCAGAAAAGCTGGTAAGCATTACATTGAGTGCAGAAGGTTATATTCATTTTACGGTACATGACAGTGGAATGTGTCTGAGCAGATTAAAAAGAGAAGATGCACCGGAGTTGGAAATCAGAAAACAGTTATCCCAGGAAATGGGAAGAGAGGAGAACTGATATGGCAAGTTTGAATGTTAAGACAGAGTATTCAGAGTATAAGGACTGTAAGTT